ATTCTAGTATTTCTTTTTCTGTCCATTCAGACTGTACTCCAGCCCTTTTGACATTAATATTTCCTAGATACCCTTCATTCTTGTGCATTTTGTTTTAATAGTTTTTGTAATTCTGCTGATGAACCGACAAATAGATTATTCTGAACTTTATCTGGCATTGAATTATCTTTATCTAGTTCTTTCATCTTAGACTGTAAATCAATTAATTTTTCTGTAGTTTCACCAACTGTCTTGATTAATTGACCCGCGACTTCATAAACTCTTGGGTGTTCTGACTCTTTAGCTATATCTAAAATACCTTCTATAGCGTCTTGTCCTCGTTCTACAAGGCCATAGAAGATTTCTCTAGAATATTTATAGTCATTACCTTTATCTTGTTCATTAGATGATACAATAGGTAGACTTTTTTCTACTTGTACAATTTCTCCTTGTATGTCAAGAAGCTCGTCTAATTTTTGATCGACTTTACTCATAATATGTATTTATAACTATTTAGGGTCGCTTGCTTTATCGTCTGAATAAGTTACTGTTGGTTGTTCGAACCATTCTGTTGTTTCATTGTATGTGAATGTATCACCCGCATCAGCATCTGGTGGGTTAGTAGTAACTGACTGATCAACTACTTTCCCTGCTGTTTCCGTATTAGTTATATCTCCTGTTCCTGATTCCATATAAGTTCGAACATTAGCTTCTTTGATAATGTCTGATTTACTCACTGGTCCATAAATGTAGTTCTTCATAATAAACTCTAGATCATATCTTAATACTTGTCTAGTTTGAAAATCTCCTTCATACTCATCTGTTTGTGCAACACTTTCTAATATGATAGGTACATCTCTTTTTTCATTCATATCTGGTACTGTATTGATTGTTACAGTATAATCAGGTGTGAAATAAGGTAATATCTGTTCTACTATTTGTAATCCATCATCTGTATTCTTTACTAATATACTTAAACTAAATCCTAAATCATACGGAGCCGGTGCATATTGATATTGCATCTGTAATGGGTTTGAAGCGTTCGCTTTCTTATATAATGTCTTCTTTGTTAGTTTTCTAGTAGAGTCATAAGTTATAGATGTTAATTCGAATCCCATTCTAGGTAAACTTAAAGCTGATCTTGTTGATCCGTCTAATCCTAATGAAGAATCTTGTTGTAATCGTGCTATCCATTTTGCTCGAGGTCCATAAGCCAAAGGAACTTTAATAGTTTCTCCACCTGTTCTTACAATACTAATACTATTAAACAATGTACCAAATACGGATACAGCTCGTTTAATTGTTGAATGATAAAAATGATTTCCAAACATTATGTAGATTCTCCAAATGGATTACCTTCTGAGAAATCAATGATTCCGTCAGCATCTGTTTCTATTTCTAAGTTAAAGGCTCCAGCATCTGTTGGTAATGTTTCTTCTGCTGCTATTGATGATATACTTCTTCTTGACACTAGATCATCTTCTAGAACTATGTTATCATAAACTGATGAATCACCTGTACCAGTCTCTAACGCTATTGAATCACCTTGAGTAGCTGTCTCAAGATCAATGTTATCTGTACCTGTACTACCGTCTGTTATGTAACTTGGGAACTCAACTCCAGCAGTTCCTGATTCAAAGTCAATAAAGTGACCTGTTTGCATTACAATCTTATCACCTCTAGAACTATCTTCCATTTCTATATAACCTTCAGAAGTATCTGTAACTGCAAAAGTTTGATAATCACCTGATGTATCATTTGATTTAATGTTAGAAACAGTAAGTTGATTTAGTGTTTCACTCCAAGCTGATACAGTACCTGTAATAAGAGCCGTTGGAGTAAGTAATTGTGATATAGTTTCACCAACAACAAAGTCTCTTAGTGTTGGAGTATCCGCTAGTGTTATTGTAATAGCTGAAGCTTGTGCTAATTCTAAATCAGTATCAAGAGCTTCAATGTTAGTATCAAAGTCTTCACCTGAGTACTCAAATAAGTCACAGGTCATTTTGAAAACAAATAACTTACCTAATTGATAAAATGGATTTTCGTGTTCTACATATTTAATTTCGAAAACACTTTTTGATAACGGGAAGTATATTAGATCACCTTCATTAGGTCTTAACCCTGTTGCAAGGTTAGCATCTAATGAAACAAATCTTTCCCAACTTCTTCTTGACATAACAAAAGTAGCTGTATCTCTAACTTCTACTCCGAACTTAGAATATAAATCTCCTTCACCTTCGAATCCCTCAACTCCCTCTAAATACATTTCAACTTCATATGCATCTTCGAATGAAGAATCAGCCGCGTCTCCTAGAATAGTATCTTCATTAATTATTTTTCTAGGAAGATAAAAGCAATTATGTCCATACATGCGTAAAGACTCAACAACTAAATCCTCTACAAGATTTTGTTCAGTCTGTACTGCTTGACTAAAAAATACATTAGTTGCCATTTTATCCTTCTAATACTTTTATTCTTGCTTTAGCTGCATCTAGTTCTGTTGAAAGTTCTTGTATTGCTTTTGTCAAATAAGCTACTAGACCTACTGTATTGAGACTTAACCCTGTCATTTTTAAATTATCAGGATCATATTCTTCACCTTGAACAAGTGTATTATCTGATACAACGGATTTAACTTCTTGTGCTATAAATCCTACTGAGTCACCTCTTGCAGCTCTTTCATCTTTCCATTTAAATGTTCTTGGTTTTAGTTGATTGACTATACTCAAAGTATTACCTAAGTCAGCCACATTTTCTTTGAAGCCCAAATCAGAAGTATCGTTTAAGTCTCCTGATACAACACCATTACCACTACTAATTGTTAGTTTAGCATCACCCAAAGCTGCTGATGCTGCTTCTGAAGTACCATTGACTAGGAATACCATATCTCGTCTTGCTGCACCATCTCCGTGTGCCCTAGCTGCTATAGCCGTGTGTCTATAGTTGTTATTAGATTCACAATATCCAAATGATACACCACTTATATATCCATCAGTATTTGCTCCGGAAGCGGTATTCAGTGGACCGAAATGTGCAAAGGCACTATTAGTAGCAACATCACCATTACTAGCACCAGTCTGAACGGATAATGCACTGTAAGCTGTTAAATCACCACTTACACTAGATGTACCAGAATAGCCTGAATTGATACCCAAGTTTCCATTAAATTTAAGACGCATATATTCTTTATAAGCATTCGCACCACCGTCATAACCTTGCCATACAAAATCTGTTATATCTGTTGTAGCTGATCTTCTAACTAGACCAAAGAAACCTTCAGTTCCACCAGCGTGTGAAAATCTTATACCTGCATAACGACCTTCAGTATTTGTAGCATCAAGACTAAGCAAAGATGATTCATTAAAAGCACCTGGTTGATAATTATCATTAGAACCTGAGATTTGTATTGAACCTGTTGAATTTGAATGACCTGTATTTGCAGTTACATTTACACCGAGCATACCAGCAATCTGTGCACCTGTTGTTACTGTAGATAATTTAACCACATTATCATAGTATAGGTCTAATGCTCCATTCTTCGTGCCCTTCAAAAATATTTCACCACCTGAATGAGAACCTAATGATATGTAATCATCTGACTGTAAAACCATAGCAGGATTTCCACGAATTACATTTACTGAACCTCCAATGTGATATATTTCAAAATCTTCAGTAGTATCACCAAGTTTTATTGTGTCTCCATCTCCCATATTCAAATGAGTAGCTAAAGTTGTCTCTCCTGTAACTCCTAATGTTCCAGCTACTGTAGCATTCGCATCTACATCTAAAGTATCAACATGCGCTGTTCCGTCTAAAAATAAGTCTTTATATTCTAACGAACTTGTTCCTAAATCTATTTGATTATCTGTAACAGGTGATAAGGCTCCGTCGCCTATTGTTAATCTACCAGAACCACCTGTAGCGATAGTGATTACATCTGAACCACTAAATGTTATTGATGTATTTGAATCAGCGTCTCCTGCTATACTGTCTAATTGAATTTGACCAACATTTGTTAAGTCTAAATCCCCTATATCTACTAGATTACCTGTTACTTTTGTGTATGCCATTTTAGATTAATCTCTGTTCTATTGTTTCTATTCTTGTTTCTAATGCACCTATTAAACCAGCCTGATCAGCTACTTTCTGTGAAAGTTCCTGTACAGCTTTTACTAACACTGGAATAAGTTTATCATTAGCTATTTTTAATGTCTTAGCTTCTTTTACAGCTTGGTCTTCACCATCTTCCCATTCTAATCCTGAACCACTTACAGCTAATGGTATAAGGTCTTGTACTTCTTGTGCAATAAATCCTATATCTTCTAATCCATCTTCTTTCCAATTAAATTTTCTTGGTTTTAAATTATTGAGAGTATCTAAACCTAAAGTTAAATCATTTATATTCTCTTTCAGCCTTCTATCCGATCCGTATTGCCAAGTAGCAGTACTTCCTTGAGGAAAATAAGCAGCTCTACTATTATTATTATAAATATGGAAATTCTCATCATGAGAATAGATATAGAACCAAGAGTTATCTCCTCCAGATTCTGCACTACCAAAGGATATTCCTCCCGAATGAGAATAGTTTGATGTATTAGTTCCATAAAAATGTATTCCCGGTGCAGCATTTTCTATTTGTAACGGAGGATTTCCTACACCATTGCTATCATTTACAGGACTTGTTCGACCAAGTAATACATGACCTGTATCTCTAAAAACTACATCATGATTAGTTCCATCACCAAAATATAAATCACTATATTGTATTAATAAGTTTCCCGTTCCATTATCTTTTATGTATGAATCTGAACCATCGTGCCAAAGTTGTAAATCAGCTGAAGCACCTAATTGTAGTTTTTTGTTATCTTCTAAAGACCATGATCCATAGAATTGACCAGAACCATCAGTAAAAATACTCATTCTTTTTGAATTACCACCAGTGCTAACTTCAAATTTACCTTGAGCTCTAATAGCTAAATCAGCTGCAGCACCTCCTGATATAAGGGCTTCTGAACTACCTATATAACCAGTAAGTGAACCCGCACCACCGCTATCACTTAGTTGAAGTTCTATATATCCACCATCTCCGTGTGTACTTTCAACAATCATAGGCGAATTAGTTGATGTATTAATATGCAAAGTAGCGCCGGGGCTTGAAGTTCCAATACCTACATTACCTGTACTAGCATTAACAACTAATGTTTCTGCACTTAATGTATGACTGTAAATAGCAAAATTGTCATTTGTCTGACAATTAACATCCCAGTCATGGGCATCATTCCTTAATCTTAATGATGCACTTGAGTTTGCCCCAGCTTGTATACGAATATTTGCATGGGTGTTTGTTTCAACATGAAGAT